TAAATTAAGTATTGACAACGCAGTGTCGATATGGTAATATAATTTTAGCGAAAGCAAAACAAAACTTTACAAACGCTAAATAAAGGAGTTTAAGCAATGTGTGATTTAACTAAAATCAGCAAGAGAACAAACGAGGCATTTAATAAACTGGATGCGAAACTTCGTAATACCGATGAGCGTTATAGATACCGCCTCGGAGTAAACGGACTTAACGAAGTTTGCTTAACAGATTTTAGAACAATGACCGATATAAAAGGTAATCGCAATATACAGAATTTTATAAAAGAACTTTTGAAGGAGAGTAAATAAAATGAAATACGCCGATATAAATAAGAGATTTAGTGAAATCGTAACCGAATATCTTAATAAGGGTTATACATTTAACACCGCTACCATGGGTGGCAGTCAAGGCGAGGTAGCCAAGGTTGACCTTACTGACGGTACCGATATCATCCGTATATCCATTGAAAGTTTTTCTAACTGGCAAGAAAATATCGAAGGTCTTGAAATTATAATAGGTAGAGATACAAAAGGACAGGTTATACCGAACGGATCCAACCGTTATTACAACACCATTTGGGGCAACGACCTTGAAATTATCCGCACCGAGCGTTTTTATAGAATAAACCACCACGCAGAATTCTTTGGAACTGAAGACGCTGCGAAAAAGGCTTCCGAAGTAAGAAGAAACAGGTGGAGATACCAAACCGGCATCAGCAAAGGATATCAGCCTTCGGCAAAGGCTCTTGAAATTGCCAAACGTATCGTACGCACCAAATTGGGTTATTCGCGCATAAAATCATCCGATGTTAAAATATCGAAATACGATGATGGTTACATAGTAAGTTATCGTAACCATAGTTATAAGTTACATTAAAAAGGAGTTTTGAAAATGTGTAAAATTTGCGACAATTACAATTTCGATAACGTAGGGGTGGAGTTTAACGAAGTCCTAAAACGCCCAACAGTTTACTTTCCGAGCCAAATAGGTAATGTCCCTGTGGATGAGCAGTTTAAGTTCTGCCCCGTTTGCGGCAGAGCTCTTGATAGCAAAGCTGAAAAGCCGTTGACCTTTGGCGATTTAAGAAAAGCATTGCAAGACCATACAACAATATGGTTGGAAGATGCAGACGGCAACGTTGCTGACAATAACGAACTTCGATACATAAGCAACGATTTTGACAAATGCAAAATATCGCTTATGTTCCCCGAACGTTATCCAGCAATAAGTGAAATCGGAATTACTGTTATGTTAGAAGGCGGTGTAAACAATGGATAAATTCTTTTCGCAAAAATATTGCGACCGGTGCGGCGGCTCTTTGGAAAGCGGCCGAATGATGAGCAAATTCAACGAGGACTGTCTATGTATGGACTGTATAGAAAAAGAGCGACAGCGTGATGATTACAAGGCTGCAAGTGATGCAGAAATAGAGGCTGTTCGCAATGGTAATTTCAATTTTAAGGGGGTAGGTCTAAATGAAAGTATTAAAAAATGAAAAATTTATAGAGGACACCGTTCTCTTAACTGAAGGCGAAGATTATCAAAAATCCGACCTTCAAGGAAACGCTTTTGTCGGCAACAGATTAAAAGAATTGAAACCTAATGTAGCACAAGCCATAGCAAAGAAAAATGGCTACGACAAATGGTCGTGGATGGGCCACGAGAATAACGGAACTGTTGAGGTTAAATTCAGAAAGGACATAAAATAATGGTACCTTATAAAATTAAAAATAAATCGGGAGATATTTACACTTTTGCGGGATACGAAAATGGTTTACCTCTTTACCGTTGCGCCGGTGGGCTGACACACATAACCGAACTCGATATAAAAAAGCACATCGTATTAGAACAAGCGGCGCCGAAAGAAGATTGCAAACTCATCGGAGAAGACGGAAATATATTTAATCTAATGGCTCTTGTATCCAGGGCAATGCGAAAAAATCCTTATTGGACATATCGTGTAGATGAAATGATAGAAAGAGTTAAATCGAGCCAAGATTATTACAAAGCACTTGTAGTCCTCGGCGAATATGTAAATATCAAATAGGAAATAATTACCGTCCCAAAAGGGCGGTTTTTATATTGCTTTATTTCGGCATTAGTGATATTATAGGCAGGGCAAAAAGGAAGGCACCCTCGCCATAGGGTGCCTAAAAGAGCCGATATGTAGTGTCCGAAACTACACATCAATTTTGCCCGCACGTGTCCGTTCCGCAGTTTTCGGAACGGGGTCAGGGATACGCACCAATATGTCGGAAAGTTCACAGTTTAAGGCTTCGCAGATAAGGTCAAGGTGTTCAAGGTTGACCCTTTCGCAAATCTCGTGATACATTTCGTTAATGGTTGTTGGACGTATTCCTGTCTTTCGTGCTAAATCGGCTTGCGTCCAACGGAGCTCGCCAAGCTTCCGGGACAGTAAAATCTTAATAGCCATAATGCCTTGCTCCTTCCGTGATATTCTAACACTAAATGCAGAATAAAACTGCATTTTGTTAGATTATCACGAATTAGGTTATAACATTTTTTGAATTATGGCAAAAAAAGAAAGCCCTCTGTAAAGGATTTCTCCAATACAGAGGGCATTTCATTTGTAATGACAAAAGTAATTACTTTAATAATTACTCTTTAACTTCGGGCAGACCTTTAACGCAAGTAAGGACTGTTACAACGCCGGCAAGAGCCGCCGCACTAACAACACCAACCCAGTTAACGTCGGTAATACCGATAGCGTTGGTACCAATTACTGCAACAGCAGTTTCAGCCATAGTCTTTACTGTACGAACACCTGCGGCTTTCGCCCATTTAAGAAACTTTGCTTTCGACATAATTACACCTTCTTTCAAACTAATTCATTAACTCTGTCCTGCACAGCCTTCGCATTGTAGCCGGCAGCAGTGAGTTTTTTCACTCTTTCGGCGCCGTTACCCCATTTGCCCTGGATAACCTCTTTTGCGATAGTATCAATAGGCTTTAATTTGGGTTTAGCGACCTTTTTGTTTACGATACCCTGTATGGTGTCGTAATCGTAACCGGCAGCTTCGAGGCGATTTTTACGGTCGGTACCGTTGCCCCATTTTCCGTCAAGAACTTCCTGTGCGATTTCCTCGTTGCTCTTTTTGGCAGGAGTTGCACAACGTGCGTTAACGATGCTCTGCACCGCTTCGTAATCGTAGCCTGCGGCTTCAAGATTTTTCTTGCGGTCCGCACCATTACCCCACAAGCCTTTGAGCACCTCATCGGCAAGTTGCTCGTTGGTTTTCTTAACTTCCACCGGAGCAGAAGCCACACCGCCGTAATGCTTTGTGAGCACTGCGGGATAATCAACATAAGCGTAGTTCATATCTACATTACCTGCAATGCCGTCAACCTTGCCAGAACTCGAATACTGCCAAATGCCGTACTCTCCCTTATAGGTGCATTTAGAAGCGTACTGTGCAACCCAACGAGGCTTTGTGTTATACCAAGCGTCAGTAAGGTAGGTGTTATTCCAATAGGTGTTAGCATAAATGCCTACCAAATAGCCTTTGGCTTCGAGGTCGGCACAAAAAGCCTTCGCCATATCGAGAATAAGAGCCTTGCTGCATTTACCTGTGGTTTTTGCATCCTCTAAATCGTAATAAATGGGGTACATCGGCTTTTTGTCGCCGAGCAAACGGAGAACGTGGGCCGCTTCCGAACGAGCCATTTCAACGTTTGTAGCATAACTGTAAAGGTATATGCCATAAGGGATACCCACTCTTTCGCATTCCGCAAGATTTCGAGCGAAATACTTATCGTCTTGGGAAGCCTTGTCGCTGCCGTATCCACAGCGTAAGATAGCGAACTGAATACCCGCTTTCTTTACTTTGTCCCAGTTAATTTCTTTCTGCCAGGACGATACGTCGATTCCTTTTGCGATAATGTTCATTTACAACACTCCTTAAATTTATTAAACAAAAAGAGGCGGCAGAGCCACCCCTTTCGGTTTCAAAATATTTTTACTCTAAAACTCACGACTGTTCGTGAGCTTTTAAGTTGATATGCTTTTCAATTTTATCGATAGCCTCTGAAACAGGACCATCACAGCCTTGTTCGGCAAGACCCTTAAGGCAGGCAAGCAACCCGTAAATAACGAGTGTTTGTTCTTCCTGCGTTCCGTTTTGGTCCCTTTCGTGTTTCTCACGTAATTTGCCGACCTCGGCATCCACCTTTTTATCAATACGCTTTATTTCCTCGTCTTGCTCTTTTTGGTGGTTAATCCACTTAAAGAGTTTCCAAGCAAGTGTAACAAATGCAGTGATAGCGGTTAGGATGCCGCCGCCTAAAAGTATCGTTTGTGCATCTACATACATCGGGCAACCTCGTTTCTTGTAAAAATAAAACGGCGCCGAAGCACCGTTTTTATAACATATTTATTTGTTGTCTTCGGACCAATGCCGAACGAGTTTGAAGTCTTCCAGGATTTTATCCCGCAAAGCCTCACAGTCGCAATGCTTCATCAGTCCCAAGTAACTCGTTATAACACTTAAACAATAATCAAGCGAAAGTTCGCCCGTAGCATAGTGTTCCATAACATAAGATAAATGCCTTTTTACTTGAAGCGATGTACTCTTGCGGAGTGTTATTCTTTCGGGGCTCACGATACGGCCGATAAACTCCGTTTCGTATCCCACCGGAATAACGGCGGTTTTTTCGTTGAGTTGCAGTCCTAAATGCTCACGCATAAAATCATCCGCCGCCCAAACAGTCTCCCATGCTTGCTCTTTGGAAGGAACAAGGCATATCATATCATCCATATAACGCATATAATACGGCGCTTTTAATTCACGCTTTATATAATGGTCTAATGGGGTTAAAACAACGTTAGCGGTCATTTGTGAAATCAATGAGCCTACTTGCATACCTATGCCCGAAATCTTTTCGGCAGTAGCGACATCGGTGCAGTGTAAAGGCAACCCGAAGGGTCTATCATCACAGCGTATCGCCGTTTCGAGAAACCACATCATATCGGCATCGTTTAACGGTCTGCCAAGTTCTCGAAGTTGTACCTCTAACGGTACCCGAAAAAAGAATTTCGCCACGTCAAGTTTTACTATGTACCATTGTTCCGGTTTACGATTTACAAGCCTCATCCAATTTTGTAAATTATGGACGGCTCTTTCGGTACCCTTGCCCGGTATGCTTCCATAACTATGCTCATAAAACGAGCGGGAGTATATGGGCCATAAAACATTATAGGCGGCGCAGTTAACCACTCGATCAGAAAATTTCTGTGAGTGTATTATACGCTTTTTAGGAAAATACTCGTAAAACTGATGTAACGGTCCCGGCTCATACATTTTCCATTGTAACCGATTAACGTCATTTATAATGTTTTCTTCAAGGTTTGCGGAATATGCCAGCACCTCACTCTTGTAACGCTTATTTCGGCGTGCCAAGAGATAACCGTCATACAAATTATCGAAAGTAGCAAATCTTTCAAAAACGTGTGAGTGCTTTTCCATTTCACAAACTCCTTGAAGGTCGCACTTTACAGGTGCCGTACTTAAGGTCGGAACACCGGTATATGCAACTGAAAATTTTTCGGTCATAAATAACCGAGGGAACAGGCTCCTTTATAAGACCTCTGCACTGAAAACAAACCCTTGGGTCTGTAATATCTGGCTTCAAGGTAAAGCGGAGCGGAAACCGATGTTGATGTTCGAGTTGGAACGGTCGTTGTTGCCGTTGAGGTAGAACACGCCAGCATTGGTGCCATTGTTCCAATTGCCGCCACAGTAGAAAGACCGCAGCAGCCCATTCCCTATGTTAAGTGGATTTGTTATTGACGGTCTTTAACCATCCACCCAGCATTTTACCGATTTCAACAACCTGTGCAGACCATATCTCGTATTTTTTCATAGGAAGAAAGCCGAGTTTATGAGACAAACGGATATATGCCCTTAATTTCATAATATCCACGTCTAATTCCTGCAAGGTGTTTTTCTTATAATATTTCTTCTGCGCCTCGATACAACGTTCGAGCATAGAATCCATAATATGTTTGATATCGGTTACAAGTGCAAACTTTTCCGATTTTGGAAATTGTGCAAGAGCCAAGTATCCGTACTCTATCATATCGAAAATCTTTTGTAAAATTTTCAAATCTTCGGCCATATCGACTCACTCCGTAAAAACCTATTGATATATTTTACTGCTAATTTTGTCGAAAAAATGACATTTGTTATAAAATAACGAAATGCGTTATTTTTTCTATAAAAATTTACTGCTCCGCTATCGCGGAGCAGGTCAGTACACAGTTATTCAGTAGGCAGTTCTACATAAGCGGAGCGGAAACCGAAGTAGATGTACGAGTAGGAACGGTCGTAGTAGCCGAGGAGGAAGAACAAAAGGAAAATG